TCGTCTCTCAATGAGCCGATTTCCGGACGAGTTCCATCGGATAAGTTTACCGATCTTCCTACGTTAACACCTTCCCTGGTACGTTTTATTAGGCCTTTAGCAGGCATAAAATGGTACCGTTCAATAGTTTCTAATTGTCTGCATAACATTCGATCCCCCATATCGGAAGATCAATGTTATGAGTATGTCAATTCCAAACTATTGGATAGCGTTGTGTGTTATAACTCGTTCACTACCGTTCCCAAAAGTTCTTTTAAACGCCGTCCTATATGCATCGAACCAAAATTAAATGGTTGGTTGCAATTAGGGATTGGCGCCGCGATTAGATCACGATTAAATAAAACCGATAATGACCTTCAGAAGGGTCAAGATCGGAATCGTGATATGGCGCAAAGAGCTTATACTGATAAATTAGCTACTATCGACTTAAGTGCCGCCTCTGATACCATTTCTCACGATATAGTGATGAATGTAATGTCAAGAAGCAAACGCTTAAGGAGATGGTTCCATTTATTAAGTATTGCTAGGGTGACTCATACTAGAATCATATCTGATAATAAACCACTCATCATCCAGCTAAGTAAGCTTGGATCGATGGGTAACGGTTATATCTTCGAATTTGAATCTCTTATGTTTCTCTCCATAGTAAGGGCGTGTGTGCCAAAGACTGAGTGGCATAACGTAAGTGTGTATGGCGACGATATTATTTGTCCCCAATTGTACGCAGCTGACGTTATGAACCTATTAAGTATCTACGGCTTCACGATTAATAGTGAGAAGTCCTTTATCTCTGGGGCTTTTTTTGAATCTTGTGGCCACGATTATTTCTACGGTAATTTCGTTCGTCCTATTTTCGCAGGCAATGCCAGTGAAATTAGTTCAAATGATATCCCGTGGGAGCTTCGTATAGCCAATAGGTTGCGAGTTTACTCTAACCGTATCTCTACTTTTCCGGAACTATATACTGCATCTGTGTACCGACGAGTATGGAGTTGGCTAAAAGGCCAAATTCCGTTACAACGCATACATAGAGGGAGTATTAATCTTGTTCCTGAAGAAGCTGGCGATACGGGCCTCATTAGTAGCTATTCTGAGCTTATTAATGACGGTTTGCCCAATGATGATAAATCATCTACTTGGGAAGGGTACGCCTACGTGTCGATCTCAAAAAGATCTATTACTAGACGAACAAACAGCAATAGCTATTTGTTACTCTGCCTATCAAAGATTCAGCGAAGTAATCATTGCGATCCTACATTAGGGTC